GTGGCGGTCGCGCGGCGCCGCAGCCGGCCGAGTCTACAGCGCGGAGCGGCCACCGCCTCCTGGGGGGAGCGGTGGCCGCTTGCGTGCCGAACGCGGTCAGGATGCTACAGCGGCGGTCGGGTCTCGTTCACGCGGGAACGCCTGCGACTCGGCGATCAGCTCCTCGGCGCGGGCGTCGTTCGCGAGCTGCTGCAGCTCGCGCTCCACCTCGGCCAGCTCCAGCTCGGCGGCGGTGATCTTGGCCGGGTTCGGGTGCTTGCCGCGCCGCATCCTGGTGAGCGCCGACTGGAGGTGGCCGCGTCGCTGGCCCAGCTGCGCCTCGCGCGGCCACTCGCTGATCGGCTTGCGGTGGTGGTGCCCGCCTCGCGCGCCGGGCCGTAGGTGCGCGCCTCGGTTGTGCGACGCGGCGACGCCGACCAGCTCGGCGTCGGCCGGCGCTGCCAGTGGCGGCGGCGCGTGCTCCTCGACCCGGTACAGGCCGCCCTTGCGCAGCGTGCGCGCGAACTGGCGCAGCTTGCTGGCCACCCGGTCGGGCGTCTCGGCGTCACTCCACGGCGCCAGGTACTCCACGTGGTGTGGCAGGTAGCCCAGCAGCTGGTAGTACGTCTCGCCGATCCGGGTGTCGTCCGACCCGTGTGCTAGGTGCGCCGATCTGAGCGCGTCCAGCACGTTGGTGCCGGGTAGGCGGTCGATCTCAGCGGCGGCTGAGTCGAGCACGTCAGCGATCGCCAGCTGGGCGGGGTCTACGGTTGACACTGGCACCTCCTCGCAGGTGTGTGATCCGCTCCAGCGCGTGAACCTAGCACACGTGCCCCGCGTCACCTCACCCGCCGAGTGTGATCCCCACCGCGCGCAGTCTGGCGTCCAGCTCGCTGTCGCGCTCGGGCAGCTCGGGCAGCTCAGCCGGCGGGGTGCTGGAGCGGCGGCCGGTCACGAGCGCGCCCTGGTAGGCCGGGCTGCGGGTCAGCGACACCTCCTCCAGGTGGCACATCGCGCGGATGATCGCGCCGTCGGAGCTGCGGCGGTTGCGGCGCGCGAGATCCCGGAACCCGACCGACACGCCGGCCAGCATCCCCTCGTCCACGAGCTGCAGCGCGTGATCGCCGAACGGCCCGCCCAGCACCCGCACCGACCCCTCCAGGCCGTCGTCGGTCTCGCTGAACTGGAGGCCCCGGCCGATCCAGTCGGCCAGGCCCTGGCCGTGGTGGTAGCGCAGCTCCACCCGGGCCGGCGCCCGCACCGCGCGGCTGAACGCACCCCGTGCGAACTGCTCCAGGTACGGCTCCGCGTCGGGCTGGTCGCGCACCTCGGCGGTGACGCCGTAGGGCACCACCCGCAGGTCGATGATCCGGCCGGCGGCCGGGTCGGCCTCATCGTCGGTGGTGCGGACGTGCAGGTCGGCGACCTGGAACGTGCGCCGCAGGATCTCAGGCACTGACCACCTCCAGGGCAGCGGGGGGAGCTGGCAGGTCGGGCGGCGCCGGCCCGCTGGCGTTCGCGCCGGGCGGCTCATCGATCAGCGCCAGCGCGTCGCCGTCGGCGAGCGGCGGCAGGTCGAGCACCGCCGCGCGCACCTCATCGATCGACACCACCGACTGCGCGAGCAGCGCCAGCCACACCTCCGACAGCGACTTCAGGTCGGGCCGCAGCAGCACGGTCGGGTCGAACTCCACCCACGAGCCGCGCGGCAGCCAGACCGACAGCGCCGACTCGACCCGGCGCGCGACCGGGTACAGCTCGGTGCGCCACCAGGTGTCGAACAGCATCTCCGGGTTGGAGTAGTTCAGGCCGCCGCCCTGGTCCATGTTCAGCATGAACGCCGGCACGCCGTACGCGGCCGCGATCTGCTTGGCGTCCCACTCGCGCGACTCCAGCAGCAGCAGGTCGCGGGGGCTGAACGAGAACTGTTGCCAGGTCACGTCGGGTGGCAGCACGGCCGGCGCGCCGCCGCGCAGCCCGACCCGGGCCGACCACTGGGCCTGCAGCGCGGCCGCCTGGTCAGCGTCCAGCCGGCGCGAGGACTGGAGCACGGCCCACGGCACGCCGCCCTGCTGGTAGAAGTCTCGCGCGAACGACTCCGCGTAGTAGGCGGCCTGCACGTTGCTGCTGTAGCCGGCCAGGGCGCTGGTGCCGCGCAGGTGCCCGTTCGGGTCGCGGCTGATCTGCAGCACGTCGTTCGGGTCGAGGTCGATCTCCCGCACCCGGTAGCGGCGGCCGTCGCCGCGATCATCGGCGCTCACGGTCACCAGCGACGGGTCGAGCACCGTCCACGCCCTCGGGTAGCCGGTCTCGTAGCGGCTGGTCACGAGCAGGAACGCGTCGCCCCAGCCGTACAGGCTGGCCATGCTCGCGAACGTCGCATCGGCGATCCCGTTCGGGAACCACACGGGGTCGGGGTTCGACACCCACAGCGGGACCGGCGAGCTGCCACGGAACCGCAGCGGCATCGCGGCCAGCTGCTGGCACACGAGCTGCAGGCAGCGGGCGGCGGTGCCGACCCGCTCGGTCAGCTGCGGCGATCCCCACCCGGCGAACAGCCCGGCTAGGTTCGGGTCGAACCCGGTCGGCAGGCTGCGCACCGACACGGGCGGCGGTGCGGATCGTCCCAGCAGCCGATCCAGCAGACCCACAGCCGCCGACTCTAGCAGGATCGTTCGGCCACCTAACGATCGAGCCGCAACCTAACCTTCACGGTAACGCCTTACCACCGCAGCCTGATCGGTGGTAAGCTCTTTCCATGACCACCGACACGAACACCACCCGCTCGTCCCACGTGCGCGGCACCGCCGCCGCGATCGTCGCCGCCGCCCTCAGGGAGCGCGGCCTGAACCCGTCGGCCGACCTGCCGCACAACTACCGCGTCGGCCGCGAGATCCTGGGCAGCGGCCCCGCCGCCGTCAGCGCCTACGGCGTCGCGTACCCGCCCAAGTTCGCGGCCGCGCACATGCCGTACACGACCACCACCCGCCAGCTCAGGCGCGGGTTCGTGATCCTGACCGAGGCCGAGGCCGCCGCGATCGCGCTGGACTACGTCAGCGGCCGGGGCCGCGAGCTGGCCGCCGAGCGGCTGGCCGACACGATCGCCCGCTGCGACGGGTGGGCCGCCGACCGCCCGGCCGAGGCCGACCGCTACGCGGAGCACAAGGCCCACGCCCAGGCCCACTACCAGGACACGATCGCGAAGCTGGACAAGGCCCAGGCCCGCTACGCCAAGCTGGTCGCGAAGACCCAGCCCACCACCACCACCGAGGAGGTCGCCGTGCCCGCCACCGTCCAGGGCACCACCGTGCCGGCCGCCCAGCCGCTCGCCGACGGCGAGCTGGCCGAGCTGATCCGCACCAAGCTGGCCAGCGAGGAACGCCACACGGCCGAGCTGGAGCGCCTGGCGCGGATCGCCGCGCAGACCCAGGCCGCGCTGATCGTGGAGATCCAGGCGGCCGGCCAGGCCGGCCTCACGAACCGCGCGATCTCCCGCGCGTCGGGCCTCAGCCACCCGACCGTCGCCAAGATCCTGGCCGACCCGGCCAAGTACGGCGGCCAGACCGCGAGCTAGGATCACGCCCGGGAGCGGCTTCGCCTCCTGCCATGCCAACGGCCCCGCCCTTCCCGGAGCGGGGCCGTTGTGCGTCCTGGGTCAGTAGATCACCGGGGCGCCCGTGTCGGCCACCTGGGCCGCCGTCCACCACGCATTGCGGGCCGCGATCGCCGCGTCCACGAACCCGCCCACGTCCGGCCTGGCCAGCCGCAGCGACCCGTCCACCCCGTAGCGGGCACGCAGCACCGCCATGTGCTGCGCGATCACCTCCGCGTGATCATGCGCCAGGCTGCCCTCCAGGATCGCCCGGTAGAACTCCATCGCGCTGGTGGCCTCGTTGTCCGAGCTGGAGTCCCACGGCTCGATCGGCGCGCCCAGCTCGCGCAGCTCCGCGAACAGCGCCGGCCGGATCCGACGGTTCGGCACGATCGTGCGCACCTCCCACTGCTCCAGCGCCCGCTCCAGCCAGCCGCGCACGTCCTCGTTCAGCGCCGCCTCGCCGGCCCAGCCATGGAACACGGCGCCGTCCATCGTCGCCCCGGCGATCGCGACCGCCCG